TGGTTTAAAAGATGGTGGACAAGCAAAACTCAATGAGGAAGAGTCTGCCAAGTTTAATAAAGAACAAGAATTAAAAAAGAAACACGAAGAGACCAACAAAGGTCTTGGTATAGAATTAAGAAACAAAATCGCTGTACCTATGATGCGTGTAGAATTTCCTAGTGAGATATTAGAAGAAATAAAAGAAGGTTTAGATAATTTAAATTCTTATCCAAATGAAGAATTTAGAAGTAACCTAGAAAACATATTCAAACAAATTGGTAAAACATTTTTAAAGAAAACATTTACTTTAGAAAAAAAATTAAACATAGATTTCAGAACATTTAAAAATAATCCTAACATGGAATACGAGCATAAGATCAAAGCACTATTCTTTACGAATGGTGGTGGTCTGTTTAATTTAAAATGGGCAGATGATATAAACGATCATCCATTAAGACCTTCTAACAATGAGGACGTAACCACAGAACCAGGTGTACTAATAATATATCCTAGTTATGTAAAATTTAATCAAACACCTACAGATGAGTATCTAGAAAACTCACCTGTTATAGAAATAGGTATTGATTATGAGTGATAATATTTACAGGTATAGTGAAGATAAAATCTTAAAAGAAGTAAAAGATTATATTGACGATACCTATAAACAGCATTATTCAAAAAATAAATTTCAAGCAACAGAGTTTATTATGGATAGTGGACACGGTGAGGGGTTTTGTATTGGCAACATTATGAAATACGCTCAGCGTTATGGCAAAAAGAATGGCAAGAATAGAAAAGACTTGCTTAAAGTAATACATTATGGTATAATGGCATTACATAATTTAGATAATGGAGAAGTGAAAGATGAAACTAAGCAATGAGACTATTGGTGTTCTAAAAAACTTTAGTAACATAAACATGAATTTAGTTATTAAAGAAGGTAACACCATGACTACAATGTCAGCAATGAAAAACATTGTAGCTAAGGCAGACGTTACTGAAACGTTTCCTAAAGAAGTAGCGATTTATGATCTCAATGAGTTCTTACAATCGTTATCTTTATTTGCTGAGCCAGTTCTTGACTTTAAAGATCAGTTTATGACAATGAAAGATGAGGGTTCTAAAGCAACTCTTAAATATTGGTACTCTGACCCTAGTGTTGTAACAAGTCCTAGTAAGATGATTACAATGCCAAGTGAAGATGTTAAACTGACTTTGACAAGTGAAGATATTGAAAAACTAAAACGTGCAGCTAGTGTCGTTCAAGCACCCGATATGGTTCTTGAAAAAACAGATGCTGGTTGTTCCTTAATGGTATGCGATAAAAAGAATACTACTGCTAACAATTATGCTATCGATGTAGATTGTAACTCTAGTGCTAAATCGTTTAAGTTCTATTTCAAAGTTGAGAATATGAAACTGTTACCTGGTACATATGATATCACAATATCATCTAAGAATATCAGTAACTTCAAAAACTCAAACAAGAATGTAGAATATTGGATTGCATTAGAACCTGAATCAACATACGAGGCGTAATTATGGAAACTTTTTTGTGGGTCGAGAAGTATCGACCAAAGACGGTAGAGGATTGTGTATTACCTAAAGATATAAAACAAACATTTAAAGAGTTTGTTAACAATAAACATATCCCTAATTTAATTCTATCTGGTTCTGCTGGAACAGGTAAGACTACTGTTGCAAAAGCAATGGTGGAAGAGATTGGGTCTACGTGGATGTTAATAAATGGTTCAGAGGAATCTGGTATCGATGTTCTACGTACTAAAATCAAAAACTTTGCATCAACTGTATCACTAGAAGGTGGACGTAAATATATTATACTTGATGAGGCAGATTATTTAAATCCTCAATCTACTCAACCTGCGTTGCGTGGATTTATGGAAGAGTTTCATAAAAATTGTGGATTTATCCTAACATGCAATTACAAGAATAGATTAATCGAACCATTACAGAGTAGATGTTCTAATATAGAGTTTGCTATCAAGAATGGTCAACGTGAAAAACTAGCATCACAATTCCATAATAGAGTTATGGAAATATGTAAATTAGAAAACATTGAGTACGATGCAAAAGTTCTAGCTGAACTAATCATGAAATTTTTTCCCGATTGGCGAAGAGTTTTAAATGAGTTACAAAGGTATTCATCATCTGGTAGAATAGATGCTGGTATACTTGTAAACTTATCAAGTGAGAATATAAAAGAGCTTGTATCATTTTTAAAAGCAAAAGAATTTACAAATGTTCGTAAATGGATTGTTAACAATTTAGATAATGACCCATCAAGAATTTTTAGAACAATTTATAATTCTTTGTATGACAACTTAGATCATAGTACCATACCACACGCAGTTGTAATTATCGCAGATTATCAATATAAATCTGCTTTTGTGGCAGATCAAGAAATTAATATGTTAGCATGTATGACTGAATTGATGTCTCAAGTGAAGTTTAAATAACATAAATAAGGAGTCTATGATGTCAAAAAACGAATGGCATGTTGTAACAGAGTTTGAAAAAAAGATAGCAGAATTCTTTGGCGCTCCATATGCAGTTGCCACAGATTGTTGCACGAATGCTCTTGAGCTTTGCATAAGGTTAGAAAAACAAAAAGCAGGCAAAGAAGTTAGATCGATAACAGTACCATTCAACACTTACCATTCTGTTCCAAATATGCTAATTAAAAACAATTGGCGTTTCCAATGGGGCGATGTTAGATGGCATGAGTATTACTATCTAACTAAAGAAACAATCGATGCGGCTGTACATTGGCGAAAAAATGGTTATGTGCCAGGTACAAGAATGTGTTTAAGTTTCTTTTACAGAAAACATTTAAGCACAGACAGAGGTGGTATGATTCTTTTAGATAATAAAGAAGATGCTGAACTGTTAAGGTTAATGTGTTATGATGGTAGACAAAGATCAGCTGTGCCATGGAATAAACAACGTATAGATGTATTTGGTTATCATTATTATATGACTCCACACAAAGCGAAATTAGGATTAAGAAATTTTGAAAGGGTGAAAGATAAGCCTCGTATAGAAAAAAATTGGGATTGGTACCCAGACATTCATACGATGCCTATCTATGAAAAATTTGGTGATGAAACTTTTAGTATTAGTTCCGTTAAGTAAATTTAATTCACATATAAACTTCTATGAGTAAAGAAGAAGATAAAAAATTGCAAGAAGCATTTGATGATCTTTATAGGTATGCTATGCTTATGGGTCTTAAATTTCCTTGGCAGATGATTGCGGCCACTTTAGTTACTTTAGGTTTAAGAATATATAAAACAGTATTAGATAACGAGGATTACAAGGCGATGACCGAGTCTATATTAGATGAGGAAATAGAGCCATTTAAAGATGAAACGTTACACTAATCTATTATCAAATGCACATTATAAAACCATTCAACCTTTATTAGATAGTGGACATATGCAAGCTGCAGTTAAGGGTGAGTACAAATATCCAGCAAGTGTTGTATTATTACCAGGTTTATCTTGCATGTTTAAGTGTACCTTTTGTGGACGTAATTATGACGCAAGAGAAAAAAGACATGAAAAACATTTTAAAATTTTTGAACAAGTAATACTACAAGATAAGAAACGATCTAACATGTATATAAGTGGTGGACTAGAGCCGATGACTAATCCATATTTAAATGATATTATAAAGTTATTGCATGATAATGATTACAAACCTAGAATGCTTTCAAATGGATTCATGTTAACACCGACATATGTTAATAAAAATCCTTATCTTAAAACACTAGATCATTTAAGAATATCAATCTATGGAATAGATGAAGAGGAATACAAAATAACAACTAGACATTTAAAGGGTTGGAACGTAGTAAAAGAAAACATTAAAGCATATAATAAAAGAACTGATAAAACTAATATATCTATTAACTATGTTTTACTACCTACAAACTTTGAAAGATTTCATGAGATACTAGATTACGTTGATGAGATTGGTGGAGTAAAAGAATTATCATTAAGAGAAGACTTTACAGGTAAACAAAATATAAGTGATAGAAATAAATTTAAAGACCTGCTGTTTTCTTTCGATGAGAAAGTTAAACAACGTGGTATTAAAGTTGATTATGGTTATGCAATGACAGAATTATTAGACGGAAGAGACGATTGTAAGTTAATACAATGTAGTTTAGAACATCTTGATAATATGCAACACCCACAGGTTAAAATTTACATTGACCCTAGAGGTGACATATATAATTACACAGGTGCATCTTTTATTGATAGACCTGATAGTGAAAGACACATATTAGGTAATGTAATTGGCTCATCTGTTGAAGAACAATTAAAAAAACAAAAAAGAATTAAACCACAAGAAAGTGATATACAGTTTCTTGATGCGTTTGCTAATTTAATTGAATATAGTAAGTGGAGTTTTCGTAATGAAAGTATTATTTCTAGTACAGAGTAATTTTGGTAAAGGTCATCACTCTAGGGTGAATGCTTTTGCTGATGCTATGCCTAGTAGATTAATAATTACAAAACCTTTTAATGGTCAAGGTAAAGATACAGAATTCTTTGGTGATACTTGGAATGATTTACTTTTCGACTATCTAGAATATGACCCAGACATTGTTATCACAGAGGGGTTTCCTTTTGGAAGATATGGTTGGCATCCACACTTCAACAAGGAAATGACAAATCATAAAGGCATCGTAGATATACTTGAACATGCAAAGTCTCATAATAAAAAAATATATTCATTAGACAGAGATATACCTTGGGCAAACCCAGAGGATGCTTGGTTTCACGCAGAGACTTTGAACAAATATTATGATGGTGTAATTTTTCATACAGACCCAAACTTTATAGACCCAGCAGAATTTATTCACAATCCTATTATTGATGTACCGTTTTTATATACAAATGGTTATGTAACAGAACCTTTTAAGTCAGATCAAAAAAGAGATGGTATAATCTTTTCATTTGGAGATTGGTTCGAACACACAGAAAAAATTTATAATATTGCATTAGATTTAAAATTTCAATTAAACGATTATCGTTATACAAAATTTACATTTATAGTAGGAAACAAAACCCCTGATGATTTACTAACAAGAATGAGTCATCCAAACATCAATATTGTAAAGAGAAAAAATGTTGATGGTTTTAGAAAACTTTTAGCAAGTCATGAAGTCTCGGTTTCTAATTTTGGTGCTGGAACATTTTTAGATGTTAATCTGACAGAGACACCTGCAGTTATGATACCAAATCATAGAGATGTAAATTCAACACCAATATATAATAGTAAAGGTGAAATAGTAAATAGAGAAGAACAGTATAGAGCTGAAAAGTATGAAAGCCTTGACAATGGAAGGGTTTTAATGTATGATAGTCT